GTATTGCTTCTTCTCCATCACCATGAGAAATCCATTTATTATCAGTTAATTCTGCAACTAATGTTGAACTGATACCTCTTCCCATACAACTTATTGCAATTCTTTTATCTGTTTGTGTTGATTGATCTGAAACTGGTTTAAGCCAATTCATTAAAATTGTTTGGTCAAATGCAGCAGGTATCGCAGCACTTCCACTTGATGCAATTACAGCATTGCCACCATAAACAGATTTTGTTGTATGGTGCAGTATTACGCCAGTAACACCTAAATCGGCTGTTGCATCTTGTATTCTTCTTATTGGTGCTGAAATCTCAGTTTTGTTCTCATCTAGACCCATTTGAGACGTAACCGATCTCAAAGTGTCGATCAGTAATAAAGAGTTTGGTCTTTTTTTACATTCTTCTACTATTCTCTGTATTCCTTCTTCATTTAATTGAATCCCAGAACCTTGAGCCCATAGAGCAATTCTTGGATCAATTTTTATTTTGTTATTAGTTTTTGTACATAGGGATTCGCGTAAAAATAATTTGCCCCATTGTTTGTTGCTCTGGTCATTTCCGACAATAATTAAATTGTCAAATCTATGTGTTAATGGAAGTCCTAAAAATTCTTTTTTGTTATTTAAAACAGCACCAGCAATACCAATAACTAGTGCAGATTTACCAACTTTTGGTAAAGCCGATATAAGATTCCAGCTTTCATACATAAGTATCTCACCCCATACCATTGAATCTTCTGTAATATCAATTTCAGTATCACCGCTAACTGGTTCAGGAATACCGAGCTTTTGACCTGATGCCTTACAAATTATTTTCCAAGCAAATGTACTGCTGATTGAAAAATGTAAGTCTCTTTGTGTCCAAAGTTTTAACAGTTCAATCTGTCTTGTAGTATCTTTCTCTAAATCTATTACTTTGATTGCGTATTGATCTATTTGATTTAATTTTTCCAAATCCTCCTTGAGTATCGTCTCTTCGTAGTTTTCGTACTCGTTCAAGTCGTTTGGTGTAGAAATCATTGTCTGCTTTGTTTGGGTTGAATTGATCTTTTTCGCTATAAATCCCAAGTGCTTCTAGCTCAAGAAATGCTGCCATTTCTCCGCTTATTTTAGGCTGAAGTTCTTTTTCAAACTCATCAAGAGCTTTATCACTTCGTTCTTTTTGCATTTTGGTGTAGAAACCTCTTGCAGCTAGTTCCCAATTAAATTCAGCAGGGGGTAAAGAATAAGGAATTGATTGGAGCATTTTATATGCTTGTTGTTCCTTTTCAACACTTACAAGGTTATCTGTGGCACCTTGTATCTCCATTGAATAATCTTCGTCAATCATTTAAAAAGCCAGATACAGTAAGTTCTTTTTCAATAACTTCCTGTACGACTGTGCTGATTGATTTTTGTTGTTGGGTAGCAAATTGGTCAAGAGCTTGTCCGACACGAGGGGTAAGTTTAGATTGAATGACACAAGTTCTAAGAACTGAGCCTTTTGGTCTGCGAGCCATATTGTTTATGGATTTTTTAAATATAATACAATTATAGCAAATGTAAACCACCCCTTAAATATATTGTTGGCCTTTGATTCCAAAGTTTTGTTTTTAATTTAATGTAGCCATTATCTTTTAAAAACTTGGTAAACTCTCGAGAAATTTCTTTTGGTGTAAGAACTTCAGAACCATGGCTATAATTATCAAAATGACCAATACTGTCTGGCTTAAAAGCATTTGCACAGACCAATATTTTTGGATTACAATATGTTAAAACGTCTGTCAGATGGCTTATCGGGTCAGGGAAATGTTCGAAATATTCTGAAGCGAAAACAAATTCAATATCTCTAGGCAGTTTTTTTAGATTATCTATCAGTTTGTAGTCGTATTCTTCAGAAAGTAATTTATTAAATTTCCATTGTGTTGTATCAGGTAAATTAGTTCCGTAAACAATATTTTTTGGAAATGTTTGTTTTAATGCAGCAGATGACATTCCTACTCCATTACCGAGATCCACTATGTTTGTATAATCTTTAATAAGTTTTTTAAACCCAAATGGGGGTACATTTCGATTATTTTTAAGGTCATTTATATATTTGCGTGCATAAAAATCCCAACAACACCATACTTCTGCCAAATAAATGTCCTCAGAATAACAATCGTAATCAGGTTTATCGGTATTTCGCACGGAATTATACCAACGTGCTTCTAAATCAATTAGACTTTTTGCTGCTTTTATTCCTTTTTTGCCACCATCTGCAAGAAAGGCATTAGTTTGTGCAGCAGTTTGTGCAATTTCGTATGCTTTTGTATCTCCCAACCCTACTTGAGTTAGGAGATAGTAAAAGTATTTGATACCTACTGACCCTTTCAGAGTCAGTAGGTCAGGTTTGTTTGTCATGCAGTAACAAGCATTTGTGTTTCTAGGTATTCAAGGAACTTTTTGTTCATGTAATTTCTAGAACCATCTAGTTGAGAAGCAAATGTTCTTTCATCTGTTGTGTCAGATGGTTTTGTTCTGTTGTGACTGGTGTATTGTGTCATAGCGGAAACAAGACCCCAAGCAGTTCCGTTTCTAGATTCAAGATCACCACCAATTAAACCACTTTCAAGAATATTCTCAACAGTTCTAGTTTTAAGCATTTCAGCTTTCTCGTCATCAAAGAATCCTCTGATAGCATTTTTTGCTGTTTCCATTGTAATTTGTGTATTAATACACTTGTCTTTGATTCTGTTGTATTCTTGTGATTCCTTGATTGCTGCATCAAGTACAGGTTGAACATCACCGAATGTCATTTCTCTCAAGTGTGAGAAACAATTAAATCTCTGGTGAATTTGTCTAGTCATTCCGTTTGTGCAAACTAGCTCATTAAACAGAACCATTACTTTTGGAGATTTTGATTCACCATAGTAATCAGTTACAACCAACCAACTGTCGGTTTTATCTCCGACATCACTGAATTTTGTTTGATCGTTAGTTAGTTTTGATGCCATGTAAAAAGTTTTGCCAGCATCAAATGATCCAACAAGATCAAGTGTAATTTCTTTTTGACTTGCATCACAGAATTGTCTGAAGTAATCAATGAAAGTAGTTGGCTGAATACATTGGCGTCTTTTTCCAAATACCCCAAGAGCATCCATGTTATCGCTTCTGTGCCAGATTTGTATTTCTGGATATTCACGATCATCAATTTTATGAGGTCTGCGATCAACATTAAAGTTGCAGCCGATTGAATTAAGAATGTCCTCGTTAGACATAAATCCATGAACCTCTGCTGCGGTTCCTCTAAACAGTTTTTGATCTGTTTTAGTTAGTTTTGAAGTAGGCATTTGTTTGTTTGGTATCAACAAATTAATTATAATACAATTAATGTAGTATTTAAACCCCCTTTTTTACACGCAGTAACAATAACTTTTCCTACATCAGGAGGTGTAGTGGCTATTTACGTTTACGTTCTTCTGCTTGTAACTTTTTACGATCAACTTGTTTTACTTTTTTTGTATTACTTCCGTAATTCTTTTTAGGTCCATTAGTTTCTAAATATCTTGCTGCTGATTTTATTCTTGCTGAATCAATAGCTCTGGCTCTATGTAGGTCAGGGTCATCACTTTTATCTATTATTTTCAGCCAATCAATAGGTTGGTTTGGTAAATTAATTCTGAAATTGTGTAATCTTTCTATCTCACGAACAGAAAGATTGGGAAATGTACGTTTGTAAGAAGAATAATCCATTATTTTTCCCAATCATAAAGTTGAAAATTTGTTAAATCAAAACTTGATTGCTTGTACTCTTCTGGTTTTTTTGGTAATTGCCATAAATGTTCTTTTTTACCATAATTGCCCATGACGTAGTCATTAGTTTTTTCAAGTTTGCCATTATCAGATAAGTTGGTCATTGCTCTTCTGATAGAGGTTATTGGACATTTTAAACCAGAAATGGATAGAACCATTGATGGACTCAATGGCTTTTCGTACTGGTTAAAACATTTCATTATCCGTTGCTCTTGAGTAAGAGCTTGAGCTTGCGATTTGGCAAGCTCATCTGGATTTTCGTCTATTGTGTTAAAAAAAGTCATGGTATAAATTCTGGAAATTCCTTTGTAAGTCTATTTTCTATAGTTTTATAGTCCATATCCCATTCCAAAATGCAATCCAATTTCTCTTTTTGAATATTGTCTTTTCTTGTTTGTTCTCTAGCAATTTTTTTTCTGAGATATTTAATTTGTTCCTTGTAGTCTTTTATGTCCTGATCGCACATATTAATTCGTTTGTCATATTGCTCTAGTTTGACAAACGCTACATCATCTTTACCTGCTTCAAGTGATCTGCGTAGACAGGACTCTCTGCCATTAAAGTCATCAGACCAGTATTCTGATTCTTCTCCACCAAGATCAAACATCTTGGTGTAGAATTTATCAAGTATTTTGAAAGCTTTTTCTGCTTGATTGTAGTAGTGACCTCGTTTCATTTGTTCCCCCTGTTGTAATGAAAGTCCTCTTCTAAAAATTTGTTACCATTTTGTTTGATAAGTTGTCTGACAGCATTTTCCGCAGCTTCGATTGTTGGGAAAGTGTGTCTGGTTTCGTAATAAGCTGGTTGTCCAGCAGGGTCATAGACATCAAATCCAACACTGAATATTGAAGTCATAATTGTGTAGCCTCTGTATTTGTCTGACATTTATACACCCTCCTTGTATTTTTTATTGCATTCATATAATTTCTGAATTGCAGTAGTAACAAGTACACCCTCTTCTTCTCCAAACATAAGTAATTGGTTGAGAATGTCCTTGATTGGATTATGTGCTGATGCGTTGTACATCTCGCTGTAATCGTTTGCTATCTCTTGAATCATTTGTTTGTAATCCACTTGATCTGAGGTAGTCTGTTTTGTTTGAGTAGTCATAAGACCTCTGTTTTGTTTTGACATATTAATTATAATACAATTAATATTAATTGTAAACCAATTAATTTTGATGTAACATCACAGTAACAACTTATTTATATGCGACATCTAGTTACTGGTGGTGCTGGCTTTCTTGGATCACATCTGGTCGACTCACTAATAAAAGACAATCAAGATGTCATTTGTCTTGATAATTTCCATACTGGTAAAAAAGCGAATGTTGCCCATCTTATTGGTCACAAGAACTTTGAACTGATTAGACATGACGTAATTGAGCCCATACTGTTGGAAGTTGACCGTATTTGGCATTTAGCTTGCCCTGCAAGTCCTGTTCAGTACCAAATAAATCCCATAAAAACCATTAAAACTAGCTTTTTTGGTACATACAATATGCTCGGATTAGCGAAAAGATCGGGAGCAAGAATACTTTTTACCAGTACATCAGAAATTTACGGTGACCCACAAATCCACCCACAGCCAGAATATTATCTCGGCAATGTAAATACTATTGGACCTCGTGCCTGCTATGACGAAGGCAAAAGAATATCTGAAACATTGATGACTGATTACAAAAGAGTTAATAATGTACAGATTCGCATTGCTCGTATATTTAATACTTATGGTCCAAGAATGTTAAAAAATGATGGCAGGGTAGTAAGTAACTTTATTACACAAGCATTAGCCAATAAACCAATTACTGTTTATGGAACAGGAACGCAAACTAGGTGCTTTTGTTATGTAGATGATATGGTTTCTGGTCTTAAAAAGCTCATGGATTCTGATTGTTCAAAACCAATAAATTTAGGTAATCCTGTAGAAATTACAGTTAATGAGTTAGCAATGCGTATATCAAATAAAATTAATGCTGCTTTGCCTCACGTAAATTTACCACTGCCAGAAGATGACCCACAAAGGAGAAACCCAGATATAACATTGGCAAAAGAAACTTTAAATTGGTTGCCGACAGTATCACTTGATGATGGACTAAAAGAAACGATTAATTATTTCAAGTCATTTAAAAAAATCACTTGGAATAAGGAGGCTGCATATTAGTGGGAGCTTCCATATTTGAAATAAAACATAATGGATTGACTTATGAATTTGAATACGATTCAGATCACAAGTGGTTGCATCATACAAAATGGCCTGATGGACATTCCAATTATGTTTTATGTTCTGGTGCTGGACACACTTTACAAATGGCAAAAGAATCTGCCAAACAACATATTATTGCTTGGTATGAAAATCCAGAAGGCTTTCATGTTGACGATAAATATGTCGATATGAATAATAGGTACATTAAAAAAATGCAAAAACGCAAGGAGGACTTAGGTACTGTGATTTCAACAGAATGTAGCTTATCAGAGCTAAAACCATACAAAAACAATTCAAAAATACACCCAGAACAACAAATAAAAAATATTGTTGCATCAATAAAGCAATTTGGATTTACACAACCAATTGTTTGTGATGAAGAAAAAACCATTCTTTCTGGTCATGGTAGATACGAAGCTGCAAAACAAATGCAGATTGATGAGGTTCCTATTCGTATCGTAGAAAATTTAACTGATGCACAGAAAAAAGCCTATGTTATTGCTGATAATAAAATTGCCGAGCAATCAGAATGGGATGAGAATAAAGTATTAGAAGAACTTGGTAATATATCAAACTTAGATGAATTACATCAGGATATTGTTAATTTATTAGATTTTAATACGTTTTCTTTCTACACAGTTAGACAAATGGCTGTTGCAGATTTAAAACCACATCCAAAAAACTACAAGTCACACCCTGCAGATCAGCTTGAACATCTGAAACAATCAATTACTGATAATGGTATATATCGAAATGTAATCGTAGCAAAGGATAACACGATACTTGCAGGTCATGGTGTTGTTAAAGCTGCACAGTCTTTGGGACTTTCTTCTGTACCTGTATTGAAATTAGAACTTGAATCAGATAGTATTGAGGCTGTTAAGTTACTAACAGCCGATAACGAAGTTTCGCATTTAGGCGAAGTAGATGATCGTGCTTTATCCAATATTCTTAAAGAGATCATGGAAAAAAGTGATCTTTTAGGTACCGGCTATGATGAAATGATGTTGCAGAACTTGTTGTATGTAACAAGGCCAGCATCAGAAATAAAAACTACAGACCATGCTGCTGAATGGTTAGGTATGCCTGATTTTGAAATATCTGACCCTGTAAAAAAATTACACGTTAACTTTGAAACATATGAGGACAAAAAAGCCTTTTGTGAACAAAATGGCTTTGATTATGTAGAAAAAACAGACGAGTCTATTTGGTTTCCACAGAAAGAAAGACGAGATATTACATCTGTTGGATTTGAGGTGGAAGATGAAGAAGCCTAATTATCCTGTTTATGTCATATCAAAAGGTAGATATGATGCTTGTTTAACTGCAAACTTTTTACTGAAAGATCAGGTTGACTTCCGTATTGTGGTAGAGCCACAAGAATTTGATAAATATGCAAAGCATTACGACTCGTCAATAATTATAAAAACACCATTTCAGAATCTTGGTTTGGGATCAATACCAGTTAGAAATTTTGTTTGGGAGCATAGCAAATCTATTGGAGCAAAAAGACATTGGATAATGGATGATAATATTCGGAGTATTCATAGAAAGTATAAAAATACTCGTATTCGTTGTAATGCAAATATTGGTCTTAGATGTTGTGAGGACTTTACTGACAGGTACACAAACATAGCAATATCAGGATTAAATTACGTTTCGTTTGCTATAAAACGAAACCAACCACCATTCCAGTTAAATGCTCATGTATATTCGACTCTGTTAATTGATAATTCATTGGATATAAGATGGCGTGGTAGATATAACGAGGATACTGATTTGTGTTTACAGGCATTATCTTTGGGATACTGCACTGTTAACTTTAATGCCTTTTTAATAGAAAAAATGCACACAATGACCATGAAAGGAGGTAATACAGACCAACTTTATAAAGGTGATGGTCGATTAACAATGGCAAGAAGTTTAGAAAAAATGTGGCCTAAAGTAGTCGAAACAAAAAGAAGATTTCAAAGACCACAACACGTTGTACATAATAATTGGCAAAAATTTGATACACAATTAATAAGAAGAAAAGATATAGATTGGGAAAACATACAAAAAACAGATAATTATGGATTACGATTAGTTCAATTAAAACAACCAAAAAGTGGTTCACAAGAACTAAAAAAACTTTTTGATGAATAAATGGCAAAAAGATCAACAAAAAAAGAAGTAGAGTGGAGAGTCCGTAAAGTTGCTGCTCTGAAAGCTCGTAATACTATGCGATCAGAAATTGTCGCATATGGTGTTAGAGAATGGGGGGTGAAACCTAGAGCAGTTGACAAGTACATAAGTGCTGCAAACGAAGTAATGGCAACAGATTGGGATGTTGACAGAAGGCAATTTACTGCTGATGTTCTTTCTCAACTTAGTACATTGGCTCAAGATGCAAGAAGAAACAATCAGCCACATATAGCTCTTGGTTGTATAAATACGATGGCAAAAGTAGCTCAGTTGTTATGAGTATTATTGACCGAGAAGGCAGAATATTAGAATCATCTACTGGTGCTGATTTATGTTGTGACGATATTATTGAAAGAATAAAAGCTGACTTACATCCCGGCCAACTTGCTTTTGTTGATGACCAAGATACACAAATCATTGGTCTTTCTGCTGGTTATGGTGCAGGCAAAACTAGAAGTTTATGTGCAAAAGCTGTACAGTTAGCAATAAACAATCAGGGTTTTACAGGTGCAGTTATGGAACCTACTGCACCATTAATAAGAGATATATGGCAAAACGATTTTGAAACTTTTCTTGAAGATTATGGAATCCCATATACACAAAGACAGTCTCCACTCCCCGAATATTTATTGCATCTGCCAGATGGAGATGCTCGCATACTGTGTAGAAGTTTCGAGAACTGGTCAAGAATTATTGGACTTAACCTTGCTTGGGTACTTGCAGACGAGATAGATACTGTTGCTCCATCAATAGCAGACAGGGCTTTTCCAAGAATACTTGCAAGATTACGTTCTGGAAATCAAAGACAGTTTGGTGTTGCATCAACTCCTGAAGGTTTTAGATGGATGTGGAACACTTTTGGTAGTAACGAAGCACAAAAGAAAACAGATCGTAAATTAATAAAAATGCGGACATATGATAATCCACATCTGCCACAGGACTTTATTACAAGATTAGAAGAGAATTATGAAAAAGGATTACTGCAAGCATATTTAAACGGAGAGTTCTGTAATATAACAACAGGACAAGTTTATGACCGCTTCAACCGAACTGTCCATGTCACTGATACGTTGCCAGATATAACTAACGAACCACTCAGAATCGGACTTGATTTCAACATTGGAAATATGAATGCAGTTATTGGTATTGCTATTGGTGACAAATTACTCGTGGTTGATGAAATAAAAGAATCACATGACACCGACTCAATTGCTCAAGAAATTAAAAGACGCTATCCAGAACAAAAAATCTATGTCTATCCTGATGCGTCAGGAGGAAACAGAAGCACAAACGCTTCGAAAACCGACATCCAAATACTAGAAAGTTATGGATTTATGAATCAATCGCCAGCAGCAAATCCACCTGTTAGGGATAGAGTTAATTCAGTACAAAGACTACTTGAGAATGGAAAAGGTCAAGTTAGACTACAAATTCATTCAAGTGCCATTAAATTAATTGAGTGTCTTGAACTTCAAAGTTATACTGAAAAAGGAGAACCTGATAAAGATGCTGGTTACGATCACATGAATGATGCTCTAGGTTACATTACTTGGCGTCTGTTTAATCCATTACATATGGGTGCTGGTCGTAAAACAGGAATTAGGCTTTATTAAGATTATTTATTACACTTAAGAAAACATTGGAGCAAAATGTACTCAGGTTATAACTATTACGACAGAGAAACAAACTCACAAGGTAAAGAAATAAATGACCCGAATGCTGTTTGGTTTCAACAAGAGCCTCATTGGATGTTGATAGAAGATTTGCTTGGTGGTACATATCAAATGAGGAAAAGGCATAGACGATATTTACCACAAGAACCAAGAGAATTAGATGAGTCATATGATAACAGACTTGCTAGGTCTGTTTGTCCACCATTTTATTTACGATTAGAAAGAATGTTGGCTGGTATGTTAACAAGAAAGCCTGTCAGGTTAAACGATACAGCTGATTCAATTCGTGAGCATTTGTTTGATGTTGATTTACAGGGAAATGATCTAAATGTTTGGACTTATGAGACTACAAGAAAGATGGTTAGATATGGTCATGTTGGAGTTTTAGTTGATGCTCCTACAAGTGGACAAAGTGGCAGACCATATTGGGTTACTTACACACCGAGAGACATTTTGGGATACAGAACTGAAATGATAGATGGTGAAGTAAAACTTACACAACTACGTTTACAAGAAAAGGTATCAGTTCCTGATGGTCTTTATGGTGAAAAAATAATTGACCAAATAAGGTTATTAACCAGAGGTGGTTTTGAAATACATCAAAAAGGCAAAAATAATTTATTTGTAAAGGTTGATGAAGGAAGTACGAGTCTGTCTGAAATACCTTTTTCTGTTGCATATGCAAACAGATTAAATTTACTGGAATCAAGACCACCAATGTCTGATATTGCAGAATTGAATTTAAAAGCATATCAAATACAATCTGATTTAGATAATCAGCTTCATATCTCTGCTGTACCAATGTTGGCATTTTATGGCTTTCCACAAAGCTCAGAAGAAGTAACTGCTGGACCCGGAGAAGCAATAGCCTTCCCTGCTGATGGCAGAGCAGAATACATTGAACCTGCTGGAAGAAGTTATGATGCTCAGTTCAAAAGACTTGATGTTTTATCAAACCAAATAAATGAGTTAGGTCTTGCTGCTGTATTAGGACAAAAATTATCGGCAGAAACAGCAGAAGCAAAACGAATAGATAGATCGCAGGGTGATTCCACAATGATGGTTGTAGCACAACAGATGCAAGATATGATTGATAACTGTTTACAGTTTCATGGTCAATATATTAATGCTGAAGCTGGTAGTTGTTTTGTAAATAGAGACTTTTTATCACAGAGACTAGAGCCACAAGAGATACAAGCATTACTACAGCTTTATACGTCTGGTTCCATTACACAAGAAACATTACTGAAACAGTTACATGAGGGAGAAGTTTTGGGAGATGAATTTGATGTTGAAGAAGAGATTGAATCTACGCAAAATGGTGGATTAGTCGAAATGGCACAACCAAAAGAAGTAGAACCAGAACCAGAGCCAGAAGAAGAACAAGATGCAGCATAATCAATGTCAATTCCAGAAAGTTTTTACAGACAATCTATTGATTTAAATAGATATAGCAATCGTATTGCTAGGGAAATAGTAACTAACTACAATAATGTAATTTTAGATTTAACAAACAAACTTGCCACTATTGATGAAGTCACTAGCCCTGCAACTGTTGCTCGTATCAGGGCAATGCTTGCACAGTTTAAAGAAAGTCTAGAAGGTTGGTCTGTAGAAGGAACTGCATATATGACAGATCAATTACAAAGTCTTGCTGTATTTCAGACTGAATTTGTTGCTAATGAATTGCAAAAAGTTTTACCTCGTGGTGCGGTAAATGTAAATACAGTACAGGTTTCTGAAGATTTCGCAAGAAGTCTTGTTTATACAGACCCAACTAGGATTAATGTTTTTACATTGCCAACACTTGAATCACAAGTTCAAAGAACATTTAGTCTTACTGCTGCTAAAGGTTCAGTAATTACATTACCAAGTGGAGAAGTAGTAGAAAAAGCATTTCGTGGTATTGCTTCTTCACAAGCTGATTTTATTAGTAAAGAAATAAGAGTTGGAGTTACAGAAGGAGAGTCAATGGCAAAAATATCAAAAAGATTAAGAGGTCGATTACAGTTTGGATCAAACCAAGAGATGACAGCAAGAGCACAGGCACTTGCTGGTGGTACTGGAATGAAATTAGCAAACAATCAAGTTAGAACAATTGTAAGAACATCTGTAAATCAGGTTCAAACAATGGCTAATCAAGCTGTGTATTCTGCAAATCAAGAAGTAACAAAAAGATATGAATATGTTGCAACACTTGATGCAAGAACAAGTGCAATATGTGGAAGTTTAGATGGAAAAACTTTTAAATATGGAGAAGGTCCAATGCCACCCCAACATTTTAATTGTAGGTCAACCACTGTTCCAATCATAGATGATGAAGATTTAAGAAAAAGATTTCCTGACACTAGACCAAGCAGTGTTGGTCGTGTGTCACAAAATGAAAGCTATCCTGATTGGTTAAAAAAGAATCCAAATATGCAAACTGAAGCATTAGGTAATAAAAAACGTTTTTTTAATTATTTAATAAATACAAAAAATAAAAGTCCAAGAGAAGCTCTGCGACAGATAATTCGTGATGATGGAACGGAATTATCTTTAAAAGATTTAATTAAAAAATATCCAAAAGCAATTTAAAAGTTATACTATTGTTAGTTGCTTCTATTATCATGCCAATGGGAAAAGGAACTTATGGTTCTAAAATGGGTAGACCACCCAAAAAAAAGAAAAAAGTAAAAAAAGGTGGTAAAAAATAATGGGTAAATCACTAGGCCAAAGATTAGCCGAAGCAAAAAAAGGTTCACAGCCTGTAAAACCAAAGAAAAATGCCAAAAAAGAAAAAGAAAAAGGCTAAAATACCAGAAAATTATCTAAAAGGTTCTAAAAATAGAGCAAAAAAAGCTGCTGAAATAAGAAGAACAGCTGATGCCTACAGAAAAGGACTATTTATAGATATTAAAGCTGTACAAAAATCTAGAGTAAATCAAGATGTCACAAAGAAAAAGAAGAAGTCCACTAAACGAAGCAACAAAAAAGGCTCTTAGAAAAAAAGCTGAAGGCACTCGTTTTAAATATGGAGAACTTGCTTCTGTTTACAGGAAAGGACAAGGTGCTTACTTATCTAGTGGTAGTAGAAATGTGACAATGGCTGCTTGGTCTATGGCACGAGTGAATAGTTATATGCGAGGTGGACCTGCAAGAAAGGTTGACAAAGATATTTATAAAAAAGCAAGAAAAAGATAATGGCAGTTAAACGTGGGAGTGAAACATTTTCTGGTTTTAATAAACCAAAAAGGACTCCAAATCACCCGACAAAATCTCATGCAGTATTAGCAAAGCAGGGAGATAAAGTGAAATTAATAAGATTTGGGCAACAGGGTGTTTCTGGTGCAGGGAAAAATCCACGTTCAGATAAAGATAAAGCTAGACGTAAATCATTTCTTGCTCGTCATGCAAAAAATATTGCAAGAGGCAAAATGTCTGCAGCTTTTTGGGCAGCAAAAGTCAAATGGTGATATAAATAATATAATACATTTAGTTTACGACTAATTTATGTCTGAAGAAAACAAAGAAGTGGTTACGCCACCAGAAAACAATGCAGAACTTGAGCAATTAAAAGAATCTGTAAAAAAACTTGAAGCAAAAAATTACGAGCTAATTGGTAAATTAAAAAATCAAAAACCTGTCTCAGATAAAACTGTTCCAGAAGATTATGAGGCTTTACTTGCATTTAAACAAAAGCATGAACGTGAACAGTTGGAAAGTGAAGGTAAATACACCGAAGCGACACAAAAACTTGAACAGCAGTACCGAGACAAATCTGCAGAGGACAAGGAACGAATACAAAAACTTGAAGCAAGAAACAGAGAACTTGAACTTATTGCACCAGCAATGCAAGCATTATCTGAAGTAACACATGACCCTGAGTTAGTTTTAAATAATTTAGTTCCAAAAGATCAAATACAAATTAAAGAAGGTATCCCTGTTGTTGTTGATGGTTATGAACAATTACCTGTACAGGACTATGTAAAAAATAAACTTGAGAAAGAAAAGCCATATTTACTAAAAAATAAACCTCCATCAGGTGGCGGCGCACCGATTTCAAGACCATCATCTGATAATTTTTCAGAAGATATGTTAAAACCATTTCTGAAAAATAGTGAAGATATTACTGAACAGGGTCGTATTTTTAAAACATATGGAAAAGAAACTTGGCAAAAGTTGAGAGATATTGCAAAAACACGTTAATATATAAATATTAGGCAAGGCTACGCTAAGTCAAATAGGGTTACGCCCACATCCGTTAAATTTTTATTCTTGAACACATGGCAGTTCTCAGGAGTGATATTATCGTTCCAGAGGTATTTACGCCTTATGTCATTGAGCAAACTACTGCTAGAGATTCATTTCTTGCAAGCGGTGTGGTTGCACCTATGGCTGAGCTAAATGCTACTGAGGGTGGTGATTTCGTAAATGTACCTTTTTTCTCTGCAAACTTAAGTGGAGACTTTGAGGTTTTATCAGATTCATCTTCATTAACACCCGGCAAAATTTCTACTGACAAACAAGTTGGTGTTATTTTACATAGAGGTCGTGCATTTGAATCAAGAGACTTAGCTGCACTAGCAGCAGGGTCTGATCCAATGGCAGCAATCGGTCAGAAGATCGGTGCTTATATTGCAAACCAAAGACAAAAAGATTTACTTGCTTGTCTTGATGGAGTATTCGGTTCAATAAATGCAAACGATAGCAACTCTGCTTTCTTTGGATTAACTATTGATTCTGAATCAGGTGATACACCAACTGGTTTATCTCCAAAACACGTTGCTAAAGCTAGATCAATTCTTGGAGATCAAGGTGACAAGCTAACAGCAGTCTGTATGCACAGCAAAGTTTACTACGATCTCGTTGAGAGAAAAATGGTTGACTATGTTCTTGCTTCAGATGGTAATGGTGGTTCTGCAACTGCTTCTGGTGGAACAATTGCTCCTGCATATGCTGGTGGCAATGATACAGTTCCAACATACTGCGGTTTAAGAGTTATTGTTTCTGATGATGTTTCAACTACTGGTAGTGGTTCATCAACTGAATACAGTACATATTTCTTTACTGCTGGTGCTGTAGCTAGTGGAGAGCAGGCTGGTCTAACAACTGAAACAGACAGAGACATTCTGGCTAAATCAGATGCAATGGCAATTGACTTGCATTACACATATCACCCTGTTGGTTCTAAGTGGGCTGTTACTACAACAAACCCAAACAGAACACAACTTGCAACCGTAGCTAACTGGTCGAAAGTTTACGAGACAAAGAACATTGGTATCGTTAGAGCTACTAACGTATCTACTCAAGACTAGAGGTAATTAATTATGCCAAGTTTATTTGAAGTTAGTGCTGGTAAGTTAACTGGACCAACAACTGGTGGAACAGTAACGCAAGCAACAAACAAGTCTACAGGTGTAACTCTTAATACTGAGAGTGGACAAATTACAATGAACAATGCACAGCTTGATGCTGGCACTGAAGTAACATTTACAGTAACCAATGACAAAATTGCTGCTGAAGATGTTGTTGTTGTAAATCATGGTTCTGGTGGAACTGCTGTT